TTCCTATATACTCAATTAAGTATATAAAAATCTAGCATCTTTGTTCTCTGCCTCAACAATTCTTCGGTACAACTGATTGTACTCTTTGAATGCTTTGAGAGTATGAACACATTGCCTTCCCTTATCTTTAGCACCAAATATCTTTTTATGTGCTTGGTCTAGCTTTGTGTAAAGTCGAACATTGCTATTTCTTAAGCTCATCATTCTCCTCACCGATTAGTTTAATGTGTGCCTTAACAAGTCTGGTATCGGTGATATTTACTTTTGCAGACTCACTAGGCATTTTTTGATTATGTGCTTTTTCTGTTGCCTCTTGCACAGTAGCACCATCAAAAATTTCTTCGAAATTAGCAGCTAACTCAAGATCAGATGTTTTTAATACTTTAACCATTTATTTCTATATTCCGACTATAACCTGCATAATCTCTTTTTATTTCATCTCTTTCTTCTAATTTTTTTAATAAAGAAGAAACAGAATTTTTACTTTTATAACCCAACTCTATTGCCATTTCTGAAAAAGTTGGACTATACTTGTTCTTTTTAGTGTAATTCTTAATAAATTGCAATAGCTTCAACATCTTTGGTGTCATCGGTCTTTTACCCCTTTTTTTGCTCATTTATTACTAGCCTCCTCAATAGTTCTGTATATCCATTTATGTCATCAAAGTTATCTTTTTTGTATTCTTTGGATTGCATGACTCTCCAACATTTTAAAAAAATCATAAATAAACCAAATACTTTTAAAGGTACTTTGACCTCAACATTGTTATAAACTGATAAATATTTTTCTAATATACCAACCATTACATAAGAGGTATGGTCAAAATCGCCATAGTCATTTTGTTTTTGGTTTAGCAATCTTTCTAGTTCGTTAATAAATTTTACATTGTCATTCATATTCTGCACCTAAATAATAATTTCCTTGTTCGTCTAAACACCAATGTGCAAAAGCAACTTTGTTTTTGTATATTGGATATGTCCTATCTCCTATTTCTTTAAATTCGATTACTGCCTCATGTATCTCATCACAAGTGAGAGTAGTTTCAAACTTAACCTTGTGTAAAACATAACTCTCACCTGTCAATAAAGCTAAAACTAAATAAACAACTTTCACTTAGAAAGGTATTTGTTTACTCTGCGGTTTTGGTTGTTTTGGTTTAGGATCGTTTTTATAACCAGATAAAATATTACCAGATTCATTTAACCATCCGATTAAACCTTTGTGTCCTCCAGCTTCGGCATAGTTCATTTCGCCAGTAAATTTATCATCACCTTTGAATACTACTCCGACCTGAGCAAAGATTTTAAGGAACTTAGTATTACCATCTTTTGATTGTCCTTTGACACCTAAGATAGTACCTTTAGCTCCATTGTCTAAAGTAACATTACCTGAGAAATCAATTTTGATGGCTTTTTCATTGTTGGCATCATAAGGAAACAATACCCAATCCTTCTGCTTACCACTACCATTGTTTGACATTTTGTCCTCCATTTTTTTTTATGTTTGTTTGTTGTAATTCAAAAGATTTCTCTATTGAATCATTCTCTTTTTTCCAATTAGAATATAAAGCAGTTAGTTTAGTTTCTGTTGTCTGCTTTTTTATTTCATCCTTAATTGAAACTGATTTAGTTGTACCTTGATTATTCAAAGCATTTACTAATTCTTCCGCACTAGCATATTCTGAACCATGTAATCCAAATGACGAAAGGCATCTTCCTAATGATGAGCTGCTGCAATTCTCTAATGCACTTGTTTTGTTAATAAAGTTTGCGTTCCTATGTTCTTCAGCAGTTCCAACTGAATATATTGTATCTCCTATGTGTAATTCAGTTTTAACAACTACTCTTTCATTATCATGGAAAAGTATTTCTTCATTAAATCTAGCTTCAGGAAAGTATTGCAAAAGATGTCTATGTCTTTCATTTACAGTAGAATATTTCTTTCCTTTAATATCTACTGTAGGAATATCTTTAGCTTTCATAAGACACTCTTTACGTCTTTCCTTAAATCCGCCTTTACTTTTTTCTTCTGTTTGTGGTTTTAGTTTCATTATCCTTCCTTTGTTGTAGTTTTTGATTTTGTTTTACTTGGTCAATATCTTTTTGTGCTTTAGACTCTAAATAGCTTTGGTTCTTTGCAACCATTTTTTCACCAAGTTGGTAGTCATCTATTTGTTTTTTAAGTTTTGTAATTTCTTCATCTCTTGCAAGTAGCATCTGAGAATATCTTTTTAGTTCTTGCTTTTGGTTTCTGTTTTCAGTTTGTAATTGTGCAAACTTACTTAATATTTCTTGGCTCATTTCTTTCCTTTCATTACTTCTTCAATCGTTAATTTTTCAGTAATTAAATCTTGTAGTGCCTGACCTACCAACCCACCGAAGATCATTTTTAAGTTTGCAGGGAGCTTTTTTCGTTCAGCAGCAGTTAAAACATTATAGTTATAATGCCACTGATCTATGTTCATATTGAGCTGCGATGGGGATAGGTGATCGGCAGTGAAAGTTCCTCCTTCTTCTTTCTTCTTCCACTCTTTTCCGATTTGTTTAAGCATAAAGTATCTCCTTAATATAGATTAGAACAAAAATAGTCAATATTGTGTATAAATAAAATTCAATTTGTGGGTTTATATTCATTATCAAATACTACAGTTGCGTTAAAACTAAATGATATTCTTTCATCATCTTTGTCAGATTTAAAAGGATAAACAGAGTGCATTAAATAATTTGGAAACAAGAACCATTGGCGAACCTCTGGATTGATTCGGTGTCTGCTATCAGAAAACATATTTTCAGATCCCTCAGAAAACTCTATTTGACCGCTAAAATCATTATGTGCTTTTGCATTGTCAGTTGATTTCATAGACTCAGGTAATTCTAAATAACCAACGCAGCTTAAAGTATAATTACCTTTAACATATTCAGAGTGGTTGTGCATAGGGTTATAGTCGC